CTAGCGCAACTAGTGGTGACACTCGCTTGTCTTACAACAAGTTGACTTTCACAAGCACAGGCTCTGGTGAAACGCTTCGTGCGTTTTCCGTAGTGACTGGCGCTGGCGCTGCTGCTGCTGGTACTATCAACGGCGCTCATATCAGCGCTGAAATTGATGGCTCTGGCACTATCTCTGGCGCGGCCAATGCACTTCGTACAACGATTGGCGGTACATCTACCACTCCTGGTGGCACATTGGCGGCAATTCAATTGGACTCCAACTTTGGCGCTGGTGTAACTTTAGCTGGAACATCTGCATTCATGCGCGTGACTGATAGTGGCACTGTAAAAGTTGGTTCGCTGCTTAACATGCCAGCACCAGCATCTAACACAATTTTCCGCGCCAAGGCGGCGGCTGCTGTTACTCACGTTATCAAAATCGTGGCTGACAACGGCACACCGTACTACATCATGGTTTCGGACGCTGTGTAATGCAAATCACCAAGGAATTCTTGGTTTGCGAGATCGAGGAACTTGAGCGAGAAGCAGAAAAAGCTCGTACTTTTCTAATTCAGGCTCAGTCCACGATCTCTGCATATCGGATGTTAATTGCCCGTATTGAAGCACCCGAACCCACGCCCTTGGAGGAATAATGGCCGCAATTTACCTTGAACATCCTATTCACGGCGCTAAAGTAGCGACTATGGACATTGAAGCAGAAGTTGATGAAAAAAATGGCTGGACTCGTTATAATCCAGACACGCTTTCTGAACCTGAAGCGGCTCCTGTGAACGTGCTGGAAGTTAAACGCCGTAGAAAAACCACGACTGAGGTTTAAACATGACAACGTACACCGCTGGCCAACAAATCGAACGGGCGCTTAGACTTCTCGGTGTGCTTGCTGAAGGTGAAACGCCCTCTGCGGCTACGTCCCAAGACGCTTTGATGGCATTCAATCAAATGATTGATTCATGGAACACAGAACGTCTGTCAGTGTTCTCTACGCAAGATCAAATCTTCACATGGCCTGCGAGTTTTATTAGTCGCACCCTTGGCCCAACGGGTGACTTTATTGGCCTTCGCCCCATTTTGCTTGACGATGCTACATACTTCAAAGCGCCAAATGGCGTGTCGTATGGCATCAAAATGATTAATCAACAGCAGTACAACGGTATTGCTGTTAAGACTGTGACTTCTACTTATCCACAAGTTATGTGGGTCAACATGACGTTTCCCGATATTGAGATATATCTTTATCCAAGGCCAACGCAAAACTTAGAGTTTCATTTTGTATCGGTTGAAGAATTAAATCGTCCCGCCAATTTGTCCACCGTGCTGTACTACCCACCAGGCTATTTGCGTGCGTTCACATACAACTTGGCCATGGAGTTCGCCCCCGAGTTTGGCGTTGAGCCAAGCCCTCAAGTGCAGCGCATTGCGATGACTTCTAAGCGTGACCTTAAGCGCATCAACAACCCTGATGATGTGATGGCACTGCCATACGCATTAGTCGCCAACCGCCAACGATTTAACATTTACGCAGGAAACTACTAACATGGCCACCATTGCAATCACCTCCCTCCCCGCCGCCACTGCTGCTGCCGTTACTGATGTCTTGCCAATTGTGCAATCAGGCACAACTAAACAAGTCACCAACGCGCTGTTGTTTACCAATGCAACATTGGTTGCGCCTGCACTTGGTACTGTTGCAAGCGGCAATATTAGCGCTTGTACCAGTACAAGCATGGCGCTGACTACGCCCAATATCGGCGCGGCCACAGGCACAAGCCTAACAGCCACAGGCGCTATTGTGTCAACTGGCACGGCTGGTGTAGGCTATGCTACAGGCGCAGGCGGCACAGTAACTCAAGGAACAAATCGCACCACAGGCGTGACGCTTAACAAGCGTTGCGGTGCTATCACTATGTTCTCTGCGGCTGGTTCTGCTACTGCGGCTACGTTTACCGTTACCAATAGCACAGTCGGCGCAAACGACGTAATTATTTTAAATCAAGCGTCTGGCACTAACTTGTACAATTTGTTGGTTACTGCGGTGGCAGCGGGTAGTTTTAACATTACTTTTTTGACCACTGGCGGCGTAGCTACCGATGCCCCCGTAATTAACTTTGCTGTGATTGATGGCGTAGCTGCTTAATGAAAACGCCGATTCTTGGCTCTACTTATGTAGCGCGATCTGTCAATGCGGCAGACGCTCGGATGGTCAACCTTTTCCCCGAGATTGTCCCCGAGGCTGGTAAAGAGCCTGCGTTTCTGAACCGCGCCCCAGGTCTAAAGTTACTCAACACCATTGGCAACGGCCCGATCCGTGGCTTGTGGGCGTTCTCGTCTAACGACACCACAGCCTTTGTCATATCAGGCACTCAGCTTTACAAAATCACCACCGCGTATGTGGCCACGCTAATTGGCACTGTTGCCGGTACTGGCCCCGTCAGTTTGGCTGACAACGGCACGCAGTTGTTCATTGCGGCCAATGGCCCCAGCTACATTTACAACAACACCACAAACGCTTTTGGTCAGATCACTGATCCAGACTTTCCAGGCGCGGTGACTGTTTGTTATTTGGACGGTTACTTTGTGTTCAACCAGCCCAACAGCCAGTTGATGTGGATAACAGAGCTACTAGACGGCACATCTATTGATCCTTTGGAATTTGTCAGCACTGAAGGATCGCCTGATGGTTTGATTGCCGTGGTGTCTAATTTCCGCGAAGTATGGGCGTTTGGCACAAATTCGATTGAAGTTTGGTACGACACTGGCGCAACAGACTTTCCTTTGCAACGCATTCAAGGCGCGTTTAATGAGTTGGGATGCGCTGCCCCCTACTCTGTGGCCAAGATGGACAACGGTCTATTTTGGCTTGGCCGTGACCGCCGTGGCCAAGGTATTGTCTACCGCGCCAATGGCTACACCGGTCAGCGCATCTCAACCCACGCTGTTGAGTGGCAAATTCAGCAGTACGCTGACATGTCCGATGCTATTGGTTACACATATCAACAAGACGGTCACAGTTTTTATGTGTTGGTTTTTCCTAGTGCCGATACAACATGGGTTTATGATGCGGCCACGCAAGCCTGGCATGAGCGTGCAGGATTTGTTAATGGCGAGTTTACTCGTCACCGTGGTAACTGCCAGATGGCGTTTAACAACAAGATTGTCATTGGCGATTTTGGGAACAACAACATCTATGCGTTTGATTTAGATGATTATTCGGACAATGGCAATATCCAAAAATGGTTGCGCTCATGGCGTGCGTTACCTACGGGCACTAACACTCTCAAGCGCACAACCCAGCACATGTTGCAACTTGACTGCGAGTCTGGCGTTGGATTAAATGCTTTACCTGGCAATGACAGTGAAAACATAGATACTGAGTCAGGTTTAAATCTTGTGGCCGAATATGTGCAAACGTATTTGGCTACGCAATCAGGCGACATCTTGACTACTGAAGCAGGGGATGGTTTTGAACCTTTGGGTCAATTTGATTTACCAGATACTGACATTACGGGCTATGAAATAGTCACCAATTCCTATCCTGCCACACCAGGATATGACCCTCAAGTCATGCTTCGCTGGTCAGATGATGGTGGCCACACATGGTCAAACGAGCATTGGGCATCCATGGGCAAAATCGGTCAATATTACAAACGTGTAATTTGGCGGCGTTTGGGTATGACTGTCAAATTGCGTGACCGCGTTTATGAGGTGTCCGGCACTGACCCCGTAAAAATTGCCATCATGGGCGCGGAACTTATTTTAAGTCCAACGAATGCCTAGTCCTAACGCTACGCCAACACCGATCACGCCGCCGCGAGTGCCGTTGATTGATCCTCGCACGGGTTTGATTGACCGTGCTTGGTATCTGTTCTTTTTGTCGCTTTTTGATGTAGCGGCAATTGTAAACAATGGTGATCTTGGCCCAAATGTTGTATCGTTGATTGCGTCTTATGATGCCGCCCTTCAGTCGGTTAACCAAGAGTTGCAGACATTGCCGTCAACTTCTGTTTTAACGTC